GTAACATAATGGCAAAAGATTTAATTAGAGGTATTAAAAAAACAGGAACAAGAGGAGGAAAAGATTTTAAGACTGTGGGAACTGGTACAGGTTCAAAAGCGCTAACTAATCCCTTAAGTAAACCTGAAAAAGAATTATTAGAAAAAACTTTTTCTGATGTTGATTTTGATTTTACTAAAAGTAGATTTGGAATTGATAGAAAAGTTAATCCTGAACTTTATAGACAAGCAGTTAATTTAGTTAAAGAAAATCCTAAACTCGTTTTTGGTTTTCAATTTATGAAACCAGAAAACTATTTATTGACTACATTTCAAAGAGCTAGATTACAACAGCTTGCAGATACAGGTGTTTCTGAATATGTTCCCATTTATAAAAATCAAAAAATAATTGGTTTTCAAGACAACACTAAAGCTGGTGGAGGTAAAAAATTTTATCACTCTGACTACAAAGGTGGCACATCAATTAAGGCACATCCTAATTTTAAAAAAGTGGCTAAGTATGTGGATATTGTGAAAGACACAAGAGGAGATCACATACCAGTGTTAAACAAGTTGTTTACAGACGCAGGTGAAAAAGTCCCTACATTTGATCAACTATTAAATGACTTGTTAGATTCTCCAAGTCGTGGTGGTCCAGGAAGTATATCAGCAGCGATAGAAAAACATCACACTAAAGGCGTTAAAACTTCACCAGCAGATTTACAATTATTAACAAGAGACAAAAATAAATTAGCTGCTCTGATTGAAGGCAGAGTTGACGCTGGTAAAATGGATCTTCAGACAGCGGGTAGAATTTTAAAACCAGAAGGTATACAGATTGAAAGAGGTGGTGTTAAGGTTGGAGCTCCAGATATCGCTCCAGAAAAACACGTTAAAGATTTAAAAAAATTTGTAGAAAGAAAAACTTTAGAAAAATTTGCTGAAAGAAATGCAAAAAATGTTACACAACTAAACTTCAAGTTTCCAATAATATCTACCATGTACGATGTAGCAAAATCTATTCCTGGTGATGTAGGAAAAGCGAAATACTTATCAGCTGGTTTTAAGACTTTAGGTTTAGCTGTTGCTCCTTACGTTGCTTATACAACTTTTCAAGATGTTGCAGCGGGTAAAAATTTAGTTGAAGCATTAGAAAGAAATTTAATTGGCACAGATATTATAGGTGGCACAAAAGATATTTTAGCTATGTCTCCAGAAGAAAGAGAAGCTAGAGCAAAAGTTAAACAAGAGCAAATAGCAGAATTAAATATAGACATGCCTACAGGTTTTGGTTTTATAGAAGCACCACCTGTACAAACAGATATGGCTTTAGAAGAAGCAAAACAAAAATTTGAAGCGGCTCAACAAAGAGTTGCAAAAGAAAGAGCCGAAACTGAGGCTGGTGTTGCAGCTATGAGAAAACAAGCTTTTGATAATTTAAAAGATACTGTCACTGGCGGTAGAGCAATGGCTGTTGAATTAGCCGGTGGTGGACTATTAAAGCAAGCAGGTAAACGATCTGGGCCACCCCCTGAAAAGGGACCAGGAGGCTTGGCTTCGTTAGAAGACTATGCTAGAACAATGATGGAGTAATAAATGGCAGATATAGAAAAAGGACTCCCGACTGAAGTACGTACTGAGATTAAAGTCCCAGGCGAGGATATTGAAGTCAAAGAGGAGATTCAAGAAAAAGGACCAATAGAAGTTACACCCGAAGAAGACGGCGGTGCAACGATTGATTTTGAACCAGGTTCAATAAACATACCTGGCACAGAATCTCATTTTGACAATTTAGCAGATCTTTTACCTGATGATGTTTTAGGACCACTCGGTAGTGAACTAAAAGCAGATTACATGGACTACAAGATGTCCAGAAAAGATTGGGAGAAAAGTTACACAGATGGTCTTGACTTATTAGGTTTCAAATATGAAAATAGAACGGAACCGTTTCAAGGAGCTTCTGGTGCAACGCACCCTGTGTTGGCAGAAGCTGTTACACAGTTTCAAGCCACAGCATACAAAGAGTTATTACCAAGTGACGGTCCAGTAAGAACACAAGTTTTAGGAGATGCAACTCCACCAAAACAACAACAAGCTCAACGTGTAAAAGATTTCATGAATTATCAAATTATGGATCAGATGAAAGAGTATGAGCCAGAGTTTGATTCTATGTTATTTCACTTACCTCTTGCAGGTTCTACATTTAAAAAAGTTTACTACGATGATTTATTAGGCAGAGCAGTTTCTAAATTTATTCCTGCTGATGATCTAATCGTACCTTACACAGCAAACAGTTTAGAAGAAGCAGAGTCTATTATTCACGTTATAAAAATATCTGAAAACGATTTAAGAAAACAACAAGTTGGTGGTTTTTATTCTGATATAGATTTACCAAAGCCAGCTATCACAGTTAACGACGAAGTTTCTAAAAAAGAAAAAGAATTAGAAGGCACTAAAAAATCTGGAAAACAACAAACGATGTATACTCTTTTAGAGTGTCACGTAGATCTAGATTTAGAAGGCTTCGAAGATATTGGTGCGGACGGGGAACCGACTGGCATCAAGCTACCTTACATCGTAACAGTCGAGGAAGGTAGTCAAACAGTTCTTTCGATAAGAAGGAACTACGCGCCCAATGACCCAAGAAAACAAAGAGTCCAATACTTTGTCCACTTCAAATTTCTGCCAGGACTAGGATTCTATGGTTTCGGGTTAATACATATGATTGGCGGATTGAGTAGAACTGCAACAGTTGCTCTCCGCCAATTATTAGATGCAGGAACATTATCTAATCTACCTGCAGGATTTAAACAAAGAGGTGTAAGAGTTAGAGACGAAGCATCACCAATACAACCAGGTGAGTTTAAAGATGTAGATGCACCGGGTGGTAATTTAAAAGAAGCTTTCTATGCTTTACCATACAAAGAACCATCAGCAACTTTATTACAACTTATGGGTATTGTTGTACAAGCAGGTCAAAGATTTGCTGCAATATCAGAGTTACAAATCGGTGAAGGATCTCAAAACGCAGCTGTAGGAACTACGATGGCTCTTCTTGAAAGAGGATCTAAAGTTATGTCAGCGATACACAAAAGATTATACAACTCGATGAGAGATGAATTTAAATTGTTATCTAAAATTATTGCAACATACTTACCACCAAGTTATCCGTACGATGTCGTGGGTGGTTCAAGATTAATTAAACAAGTAGACTTTGATGACAGAGTAGATATTTTACCTGTTGCAGATCCAAACATTTTTTCTATGTCACAAAGAGTGACACTAGCACAAACACAATTACAACTAGCTACATCAAATCCACAAGTACATAACTTGTATAATGCATACAGAAATATGTACGAAGCGATTGGTACAAAAGATATAGATAAAATTTTACCACCACCAATGCCAGTTGCACCTATGGACCCAAGCAGAGAACATATTATGGCTTTAGCATTAAAACCATTCCAAGCTTTTCCTGGTCAAGATCATAGAGCACACATCACAGCACACTTAAATTTTATGTCTACTAACATTGTTAGAAATAATCCTGCTGTTATGGCTTCAATACAAAAAAATATTTTAGAACACATAAGTTTGATGGCGCAAGAACAAGTAGAATTAGAGTTTAGAGAACAACTTTTACAAATTCCAATGCTGCAACAACAAGCACCTATCAATCCACAAGTAGCACAACAGCTTCAATTGATAACACAACAAGTAGAAGCTAGAAAATCTGTGCTAATTGCAGAGATGACTAACGAATTTATGATGGAAGAAAAGAAAATTACATCACAATTTGACTCTGATCCACTTTTAAAACTAAAAGCAAGAGAAGTTGACTTACGTGCGATGGAAAATGAACGTAAAAAAGACTCTGACAAGGCTCAACAAGACATTGCAAGAGCAAGATTAATGCAACAAGGTGAGATTGCAGAAGATAAAATGGAGCAAAACGAAAAATTAGCGAAGTTAAGAGCTGGAGTTAGCCTTGCAAAGGCTGATAAACCAGGTATAACTGCTATTGAGGTAGAAGAATAATGCCACTAAACGAAAAAGGCCGTAAAATTATGAAATCCATGAAGGAACAATACGGTAAAAAGCGTGGCGAAACAGTTTTTTACGCTTCTAAGAACAAAGGTGTTATAAAAGGCGTAGAAAAAAAGAAAAAAAGGAGCAAAAATGCAAAAACTAGATAAAATTAAGACTGGTACAGTTCCAGAACAGCAAGTTGAGGTAGATCCTAGATCTAAAACGACTGCTGACCAGGCTTTTAACTATATTGGTACAGGAAAACCTGAGTTAGAAGTACAAGGTCAAGGTGCTGTAAGACCAGACAAGAGAAGAAAATCAAAGGCGTACTAATGGCTTGGTTCAGTTTAGCAAAAATCGCTATGCAAGCTGGCGCAAAGATATATTCTAATCGTCAGAAAACAAAAATGGCGATGTCGGATGCACAATTAATGCATGCAGAGCGTATGGCCCGAGGAGAGGAAGCTTACCAAGGCAAATTGTTGGAAGCTAGACAATCTGACTGGAAAGACGAATTTGTATTGATAATTTTGTCGGCGCCGATTATAGTGTTAGCTTGGGCAGTTCTAAGTGACGACCCAGCAGCGGTGGAGAAGGTGAAGTTATTC